ACCTTTTCTTATTCTGTTTTTAATTGATTATCTCAATTCTCTCAAGTCAAATGTTCTAACTCCATCAACTGTGATACGTCCGTAGAAACGGTTGTTAACCATTTTCTTAGCGTATCTTGTCATGATACCTTTGATAGGTGTGAAGTTGAATGGGTTATACATTGTAGGTGTTAATTGTAGAGGAACATATGGTGCGTAAACGTAACCAGTATCTAACAATGAAGAACCTTTGTGTCCCAACAATACTGTGTTCGGTGGGAAGTAAGGGTCACGGTAAACTTGGTAACGACCAGCTAATGTACCAACTCTTTCAATACCCATGTTGTATTGGTCTTGCTCAGGAGACGCGTTAGATACGTGGAAGTATTCTAAATCGTCAAAGATAGCGGAAATCTCAGAAGATACAACAATCCAGTTAGCTCCACCTCTTAATGTAGATTTGTGGATTTGTGCTGAAATTTGGTTAATTGCTGTAATCAATGTTTGATTCCAATCTTTTTGAGTGTATTGAGTTAAAGGGTTAGAAGAAGTACCTCTTTTCCATCCGTTGTAGTCCCAACGTAAGTTCCAAGCTGCACCTTTACGTAAGTCACGTAAAATTTCACGGTCGATTTCTGCTGCTACTTGCTCAGATAATAAAGCTGTTAATTCAGCTTCAGCATCGATGTTATGGAATGCAGAAACGTCTTGTGCCAATTCAGGAGACCATTGTGCTCTTAATTTTCTTTCAGTTACAGAAACAGTTACTGATTCTAAGTCGAAAGAAACCTCACCAATTTTGTCTTCGAATTCTAATTCTTCGTATACTCTATAAGAACATGAAAATTGTCCTCCTGCCGCAGCGGCAAATGTAGTTGTTAAACCTGAGTAACCATCAATTGAGTTAGCTCCGATTGCACATGGTACTTGTAAATCAACTTCTAAGTAGATGAAACCTGCTGCATCACAGATATTGTCATAAGAACCACCATTTCCCTTGTAACTACCACTGTAGAAAGTTGTAGCTTGTTGTGAACCGTATTGAACGATACCTTTACCATATTTTTGAGTAACTACACGGAAAAGTAAGTCTGAAGTACCCGCTCCTGAGAATGCTCTTTCAGGTGAACCTACACCAGTTAATGCGTTAACTTGTAAATCAGATAAGAAAGCTTCATTATCCATTTCTTGACCTTCAGGTCCGATTAATTTACCGGCACCCGCACTAGAGAAACCTGAAAGAATTAAAAGAACTTTTCTGTATTCGCCCGCAGCATATGCTGACTCAACTAATTGACCGCTGCTCCAAGCAACAGTTACAGCATTTGTAGTTATAGCCGAGAATCTACCTTTAGAATAGTCAAATAATCCTGGAGGGTCTAATGTTGGTTCAGAACCTTCGTAAAATCTATCGTAAAGGTTTTTATCCGTTGAATTATAACCTTGACCAATGTTACTGTTAGGTGTGTTAGGACCTCCAATTGGTGGGTAGTGTAACTGACCGTCAGTTGCGTTAGGGTATTGGTAGCTTTGGATTTTAGGTACAAAGTAGAACAATTTACCGATAGGTAAGTTCATTGCTTGTACAGATACTAAATCGTTAGCCAACAATTTAGAGAATACACGTCTTACGATAGGGAAAACTACAGTTTCGAAAGAACCTGAGCTATCCGTAGAAGCCGCTTCGTTGATTAGGTGAGAAGCTTGGTTTTCATATAACTGTGCCATGTTCTCTTTGATGTGTCCTTTAAGACCGTCTAGGAATCCTAATTTATCCCATTTGTTGATTGTATCTTCTTTGATAACTTTAAGGTGTTTTAACCCGATGTTACCAACAAGACCTGATTCTAATAATGCTCCCATTTTATTTTTTTTAATTTGAGTTTATTTATTGTTTATTTATTTAATTTTTCCCATCAAATCTTTCATTCTTAAGAATTGTGGATTTTCATAAGTTTTACTTTCAATCAAATTAGATGCTGAACCATTTGAAGGAGTGTTAACAAGTTTTCTTTGAACTGATTCAGTTACAACTTCATTACTTTTACTTACTCCGTCTAATTCAGATTTAATTGCTTTGTAAAGTGATTTAGATTCTTTGATAGTTTCAACATTATCAAATCTTCTAAGTATGTTTATTTTTTCTTGTTTTGTTGTTGAGTGTTCAGTGAACAATCTAGTAGAATAAGCCAAGTTTGAGTTGAATACTGCTACTTCATTTAATTTATTTCTAAAGAAGTCTAAAGCTTTTTTGTATTCTTCGTTTTTCTCTCTTAATAAATTAAGTTCTTTTTCAACAGATTCTTTTCTTAATTGACTTGGTGCTGCAACTCGGTCTCTTTGTGCTCTTCTCATGTAAGTCATAGTTCTTGATGCTTCTGTAGTTTCACCAGGTAATTCGTCTACCATAGCGTCACCTTCCATACAATCACCTTCCATACAATCTCCTTCCATGTAGTCTCCTTTCATGTAATCGCCTTCCATGTAGTCAGATTCGGTTTTCATGTCATCAATCATTTCTTCATCCATCCATCCTTCTTCCATGTAATCTTCTTCCATGTAGTTTTCAGTAACACCATGTTTGATTTTACCGTAGTTGAATTTAGGACCTTTTCCTTTTTTCTCTGATTTAATACCATCTTCCATATCTTCATCGAAACCTTTGTTGTTAACAGATGATTTAGATAAACCATTTTTCATTTTTCCGAAGCCCATACCAACAGGTTTCATAGACTCACTAACTTCCAATTCGTAAATTGTTTCGTCAATTTCTTCGTCTATTTCTTCCTCCATATAATCTTCTTCCATTTCGTGTTTACCCATTTTTTCATCCTCTTCGAAGACTAATTCATAAATCACACTCTCATTCATATCTTCCATAGGTTCTTCCATTGGCATTTCTGAATCATCACCTAAATCAATAAAGTATTCAGTGTCGGTGTTGTTGTCAGTAAGGTGTATTTTATTATCGTCTCTAACAACGATAATTCCATCTTCATCACCCATAGCCTTAAACACTTTCAATACTTCATCAGGTTTTGCCCCTGTCATATCAAGGGGAGGTAATTCGTCTTCATTATCAGTATCAACATCGGTATCCATCATAGTGATATCAAATTCACCACCTTCAGGATTAACCTCAGCATCAACGTCTGTTGTCTCTTCACTATCATCTGCAACTTCTGTGTCAGTTTCCACACCTACCACTTCTTCGGTGTCATCTTCTTCTTGCTCGTGTAAAGACGATTTTGATTTTGTGCCAAATAATGACTCCTTTACTAATTCACTGATTTCTTCCTTCATTGTAGAAGCAAGTATTCCTTTTGCGTTTTCGCTTATAGCTTCCTCGATTGACTTTATTTGTAGTAAAGTTTTCTCGACTAAATTTTCGTTTTTTTCCAAACTCATTTTTTTAATGCAATGCGTTATGCGTTTATTTTACTAAATAAATATATCGTTATTCAAAAAAGTTCTTATTTATCCACCTTTACAAGAAAAAAATTAAAAGCATAAAAAAAGGGACCATAAGTCCCTTCTTAAAAAATTTGTTAAAAAACTATTCGATAACTTCGTCAATTTTACTTTCAACAATTGCTGTAATTCTCCAATCCATTGAATAAGTTTCGTAAACTTTCGTTACCTTTGCTTCGACATCTGTCGGTGAAAACCCTCTCACAAGTTTTTCTTCTCTCATTTTTTTAACTTTACCTGTGTTATCATCAACCATATCAGTTGTGATTTTTGCTACAAAATACTTTTCGTCCATAATAAATTTTTTTACTTTCCTAAATAGTCGGACAATCTTTTCATTAAGTCAACAGATTTTTCTAATCCACCTCCAACACTAACTAAAGTATTATCATGTTCTGATAATTTTTCTTCATATCTTGGTCTATCTTCTTTATTCAAGTAAAGATATGCTCCAGGTGTGGACGGTGAAGATACAAGGTCAAAACAAATTAATTCGAAATCGTCTTGAACTTCGTTTTGGTCACCCTTTTTAACTAATGAACCAACACCGCGAGAAGATACCCCCATAGTAACTCCTTGTCTCATCATGTTAGCTGCAACATCACCCTTAGATGATACTATACCTCTTTCATGAAAACCTGGCGTAGTTAATAATTTAATCTTACCCATTAATACGTTACCTTCCCACCACATCTCTGTGATAAGGTGAGATACTCTATCAAGGTCAATTAAAGAAGATTCAGGGTGATTTAATTCTGAAATGGACATACCACGTTTAATAGCGTCTTGATATTTTTCAGATTCTCTTCTTAATATCTTTTCAGGATATACTCTTCCGTTTCTATTTGGAACCCCCCACTTTTGAAGAGTTGCATAAAATTCAAATGGTTTAGAATGTTCTAATTGTCCGTAAGATTCACGTATAATACTTTGATTACGTGGTTCGTTAGGGTTAATAATCCCTGCATCCCACTCAACTAATATACCTTTACCTGTATCGCTAGGTCCTAAAATTTTCATAAGTTCTTTTAGAGATAAATATTAGCTTTCTTTGAATTCTTCAGATTTTGTCTTACTAAGAGTAAAATGTTTATTATTTTTTAAATCGTCAGTATAAACACAAGAAACTATTTTTTTAATTTTGTCTTTTAATATTGGGGATTTAAAGTCGTGTGTGTTGTTATGAACAAATAATGTTATTTCAATATTCATAAAACTTTTTTTATTTTTTTGTATCCCACTTGTCCTTAAATCTAAATCTACAATTTGTTTTCTTTCGAATGTTTGGGTATCTACTACTTCTAATAATGTATGTTGTATTTGTCTTTTTATTTCACCAACTAATCGGTTCCAATTTTCATCTATACTCAATGGTTCAATCCAAGTCTGTAGTACCACATAAATGGATTTTAAATTTTTTGAATCTACTGTACCGTAGAGACATTTTGCATCATCAAAAATGTTTAATTTTGATGTTTTTCCTTTTTTCATTAATCATAACTTTCAGGTTTATTTTTTTTAAATGTAAGTCTAAAAATAAAAAATGTCAAAATTGACTTTTTTCCGTATATTTATATTATAAAGTAAAAAAAATATGATTATAATTAAAGTAAAAAATGCGTCTTCAATTGAACAGGCTTTGAAACAATATAAATTTAAAGTTTATAAGACAAAGCAAACTGAACAATTACGAGATAGACAAGAGTTTACAAAGAATTCTGTTAAAAGGAGAAGTGAGAAAAAAAGAGCGCAATATATTCAAAAACTTAAAAATCAACTTTCTTGATTTTCATTTGGTTTCTCAAACTTTTTTTCTTTTTGTATTTGATATATAATGTATCCCGAAACTCCGAACTGAACTGTTGCCCACATGACTAAATCTGTCATGGTTAAATTTGGGTACTTTTTAAGTAAGAAAAATATCATACCCCACTCGGCTATTATAAAAGCAATTCCTGATTCTATTCTCTTCTTAGAAAAGAAAGATGGTTTCTCTGAATAGATTCTGATTATTTCAGTAATACCTTTTTTTATGTTACCCCAACCAAAAAAGTATTTTTTACTCATAGTCCTTGGTGTAATTTTCTCAACTTATATAAATCGTAGTGAGTACATTTTGAATCTGAAATTTTTGTAATTGTTTGACCAATCATAGTTTTAATTTCATCTTCTTTTGATTCGTTTAATGAACCTTTTAAATTAGTTATTACAGACTCTTTAAGTGTGTTAAATTCTTTTTCTAACTCCTCTTTAGATAATGATGAAATCGATGTGATTTCTTTTTTGTCTGATTCACTTAGATTAGCTAGTTCATTTTTTAAATTGTCTTCGGCAACTTTAACCATAGTTGATAATGGTAAGTTAACTGATTCTTTAATTTCTTTTTTTACACCTTCAGAAATTAAGTTAGATATAATTTGTTTTTTAGATTCTAATACTGTCTCTAAGTTTTTAATTGAGTTATTATAAATGATTGTATCAATATTCTTATAATTGTTTTCAGTATTACTATTGTAAGATGAAACCCACTCAGATAACTTAGATATTTTAGTCTTATTGTTATCAATTAAAATTTGACAATACTCGATTGATTCATTTACATAGTCTGTTGCGATATCCTTATCCATTCCTTTTTTTGATGATAAGTCATCATAAATGAAGAAAATTTCACTCAAGTCTCTATTCTCTAAAATATTAGATTTGAATTCCTTCATAAATTGATTAAATCTATTTTTACCAAATAAATCAATACTTGTTTTTTCTATATTAGTTTTTAATTGTCCAAATTTGTTCATCTTTTTTTATTATAAATATTATCTGTCTAACAAATCTTTCAGTTTATCATCTATTTCTACTAATGAATTTCTTGCTTTACCTAAATTCATAAAATCATTTTGACCAAATAAATGTTCTTCAAGTAGTAAATTTAGGTCATCTTTATTGAATGATTCAGGTGCCAACTCAGCCCCTCCAGCCTCAGGTGCTGGTGACTCTCCTCCCATCGGTGGTGCTCCACCCATATCAGGCGCTCCACCCATATCAGGTGCTCCTGTATCACCACCTTCAGCAGGTTTTTCACTATCTTTCTTACCGTATAGTTTATCTATTGTATCAAATAAACCTGTATTAGTGATTACCTCAGCGGTTTTTGCTAATTCAGCTGCAACCGCTCTTTCTACTCTCTGTTGTTGGATGTCTAATCTGATTTCTTCGTCAGAGAATCCTAAAATGTGTTTCTTAGCCCAAGAAGCGGATACAGGCGCAACACTATTTGCAATCTCAGCAACAGCATCTTTATAAAGAAGAATCTTTTCTTTCCAAACCTCAATACCTAATAAATCGGATTGTTTAGATGGGTTAGTCAACCCTAAAGTAAAGTTTGTTAATTCATCTTCAAAACCTAATAAGAAAAGATGGATGATTGCTATTTTATTTAATTCTGCAATCATAGATTTTTGAATTCTATTGATTGTTCTTGCAAATCTAATATCTAACAACGATAAGTTTTTACCATCACCAACAGCTTCTTCAAAACCTAAATAAGCCTTAGGTATTCTTAATGCCGTTACAAGTTTCTTTTGGATATATTCAATATCTGCAATCTCTGCCAAGTTTGTTCCACCCGGTAAAGTTTCTATTGGATTTGTTGCCGCTTGGTCACGAACAGGTATAAAATAATCTTGGTCTACCGCAAGTTGGTTATATCTCATATCCACATTACCTGTTGACGGGTCTGCGATTTGGTCTCTTTTAAATTTATTAGCAACTCTTTGTACGTAAGCATCAACGTCTTTATCATCCATATTACCAACAAACACCTTGAACACTCTTCTTTCAGGTGCTCTTGATACACGATATATTAACATTGCATCCTCAGATAATAAAAGTTGTTTCCAAATACGTCTTGCTTTTTCTAACATTGATGTACCATAAGGTAGTTTTCTATCATCACCTAAAATTCTAAAGTGAGCTACTTCCCAAGTGTTAAATTCCATATTCTTTTCTTTCCAAGTAAACTTCAATGCATCGTTTTCCATTTCTTGAGAATACTTATCCGGTTGGAACCTCATCCCTTTTTCCAATCTTTCGATTTGAATATTAGGTAATTGTTGACAACCAACAATTCCTTTCTCAGGGTCTAGTTTTAAATACACAAAATTATCACCAAACTTACAAGTGTTTCTTGTCCACATTGGTAAGTTGGTATTAATGTCTAATCTATTATTGAAAAGGTCAGCCAATACTGATTTTATTCTTTTTGATTCAGAATAAATCTGTAACATATATCCATCTTTATCGGGTGTTGTAGATTCTTCACCATAGATATCCAACGCTGCAGAAATCTCAGGAGTATACTCCATAGACTCATAATCATAATATGATGCCATACGAGTTGGTTCATAATAAACCGCTTGAGTATACAAGTTACTTTCAACTTTTTGCCACTGTTTACCAATATACATGGTTTGTTGGGCTTGTAGTTTTTCCTTTTCAAACTCAGACTTATCTGTGGTTTTTAATAGTTCTTTTTTATCAAACTTGAAAACCGGCGTTTGTTGGTCTAAAGTAGCGTTAGGTCCAAAAACCTTACCCAACCTTTGCCATACCGTATATTTTTGTTCTGCCATAATTTTTTTATTTAAATAATAAGTTCATCCGTGTTAAATTAAACTCTTTTGTTACTGAATAACCATAAATACTTTTCATAATCATTCTTTGTTGATTGATACCCACCCATTCTGTATTGGTTATATATGTCAACAGGTAACCCCGGATTAAAATTTTGTGAAGAATCTCTGAAATCACGTTTTTCTGTTGTCCAAGACTCAATCATCGCCTTTGCTTGTTCTGTTGCTTTCTCTAATTTAGCGAATGACGATTCACCAACATAAATTGCCATGGCCATAGCCATAATTAAATCATCATGTTGACCTTTTTGGTGGTCAGGTCTACCATTCACGTATACAAACGTATTAAGTTCATTAAATAACCTCTGAGACCTTATAATAAACCCAAATCTTAAAGCCTCTTCAAACGCCTGAACAATTAAAACTCTTTTCGAATTAAAATTAATACCAGGTATTTTATCATTCTGTTTTGGGTCCCATTTCCATTTATCGGCAGGATTTATTCCATCAACATAAAGATTTTTATAACCAAGTTCTTGTAATTTACGGGAAGTAGCAACCCCCATACCACCAGTAATATCGGTAACGATAAATGCGTTATACATAGTTGCCCATTTGAAAGCAATTTCTGCAACCACATCAGGCGGGACTTTTCCAATATATTCTAACACTTGTTCTCTATCATCAAAATCAATAATAGTAAAAGTTGTAAAGTCTTCACTATCACCACGAGAAACGTCAATACCCATAATGTACTTGTGACCTGCAATTGGTTCTTTCCACTGCCACAAAGCACCACCCATAAATTTATTTTCAGGTTCTTTTATAAAATTTTCTTTGATTTTTTTCATGGTTTCAGGTGGAATTACGTTATCCCCTGAACCTAAAAAGTTACACTCTAACTCTTGTGAAATTTTACGTTTATCAAACTTTAATTTTTTTGACATGGCTTCAAACCACGACGAATAAGGTTTATAACCCTTTTCTATTTTTTGTTTTATTTCTTCAAAATCTCTATCCGCAACTTTAATCTCAGAATAGTCTAATACAATATCCTCATCTCTATAATCACCCCTATTTAACATATAGTGAATTATATCTTCTACTTTAACAAGTTTTAAGTCTTTAGAATAACGAGGGTCACGAAACCAATACATTTCTGTAATTCTAAAGTCATTCATACCTTTAACAGCCTGACTATAGATTGAATAATAGATTGGGTCGAATCCGTTTGGTGTTGAAATCACGATTACTTTACCTCCCGTTGAAAGGGACGCCATACAAGCAGACCAGAAATCTTCATCTGCATCAATATATGCTGCCTCATCAAAAATAAGAATAGTAGGGGTATAACCACGAAGTGCATCTTTTGATGTTGCCACAGCTTTAACCTCACAACCATTAGTTAACTTAAAGTGTCTTGCTGCATTTTTCTCAGGAGAAAACCCAACACCTAACCAACTTGGCCATTGTTCTACAAACGCACGAACTTTATTCGCCATTTCCACGGCAGTATCAAGTTTGTTTGCAATAATTAGGATTTTTTCTGGTTTTGATTTTTTAGCAAATACCAATCGTTTTGATGCCCATGCAGATGTTACTGTTGATACACCGGCCTGACGATACTTAAGTGCGATATTTTCTTCACAAGTATCATAATCCTTAACCAAAGTTACTTGGTCATTAAATAATTCTAACGGTACGTATTTGGATTGTGTGTTATCGTAGGTTTGTAAATATGTTCTTAGTGCATATGGTGTATCATGAGCACATTTAGCATATTCTAATAGTATTTGTTCTTTTGAAAGAGACATTCATTATTTGTTTCTTCTAATATAATTTAGTAATTCACCTTTTGTAGTGTGAGGAGGTAAATGATTTTCAATAATTCTTAAGATACTTTCCTCTAATTTTTCTACTTCCTCTTTTTCATCAACTGTTTTAGGTAAACCTTTATGTTTTGTTGAAGCAAAATCCTCAAGTTCTTTTTTTGTCATTTCTTTTGCCATTTTTTGAACTTGTTTAGAAACTTTTGATTTAGGAGTATCACCTCTTTTAACTGAAAGTGCTAAACCCATAATTTTTTGTTGTTGTTTTGAAACTGCCTTTTCTGAAATGTAACCTTCACCCATCCCATCAGGACCTTGTATTTGAATTGGGTCTTGGTCGTCCTCACCTTTATCCACATTTGTAACATCTACTTCCTCTTCTTCACCAATTTCACCTTCTGTTGGTGTTGTGGTGATAACAGTTTTACCGGCTTCATTTGATACGGTTGCACCACCCAAAGCCGTCTTTGCACCTGTGGGTAATTCGATTACTTTAGATGTGACTGTTTTTTCAATAGGTTTAGGTTGTTCTGAAACAATTTTATTAAATAAAACAGATAATTGTTTTTCGTTAAGTCCTTCTAAAGTTGTCATCGAAAACCCTTCGTGTAAAAGTTTTGCTATTTTATTATTCATATGTCTCATCACTAACTAAATTTTTTTCCCATTTTAATACGATGTCCTTCTCGTATAATTTATTTTCTACAATTTCAATACTTTCACCATATTGAAATACTAATCTTTTCCCTTCATAATTATCAGGTTTTTCCCAACCCAAAGCAATTACACCGTCAACAGAATCGTACATTCCAAAAAAATCTGAATTTTGTATCAATTCTAACTCAACCTCAGAATTTTTTAATACACCAACTTTTTTTATAAATTCAACGTAAGGTGGTGTTGGTTTTCCATTTGCTGTTTCACTATCCCACTCATCACCGTGTACGTCATCAATATCTGAAAATATAAATTCATAAATGTTATCTCCCCTAAAATTGGGTCCTAATTCATTTATAAAAACTAAATTCATATAGTTCTACCGTTTGGTGTAAGTTTAACTTCTCTATTATTAATATTAAAAACTAAATTATTTTTATTAGTTCTACCTATTAGAGTTGAGTTATCGTATTGTTCCAAAAGAACTAACCCAGCCTTCATTTGTGTTTCATTAACTGATAAATTTTTTAATTCTTGTTTTTGTGAAATTCTATTAATTTTATTTTTTAAAAAGTCCATTTTACTTTTTACCTCTAAAATCGGAGCTTCCTCTTCTTTAAAATCAAAATAACCTGATAAAACTTTCTCAACTTGAGACTCACCAAAAATTGAATCCATTACAGTTTGATACCCTTCTTTAGTTTCGGGTTCGATTGGCATTTCGTCAGTTGGCATTTCGTCAGTTGGCATTTCGTCAGTTGGCATTTCGTCAGTTGGCATTTCTTCACCCCCCATATCAAACTCTCCCATATCAAAGTCTAAATCACCTTCACCTTCTTTACCATACTCATCAAACCCTTCAATTTTATCTACGATGTCTTCTCTATCGTCGTCATCTAACTTACTTAAATTAATAGCTGACACTATTGAATTAATTACGTATTTAATATCTTGTGAATCAAGTCCCTTATCTTTATCAAACATTCTTAATTTTTGACTTAATTTACCTGTAAGTTTTTGGATTAATTTTAAATTACTTGGTCCGCCTTCTTCATCATCACCTTCTACATCGGTTTCATTATCTAACATAGGTGCGTCTCCAGGTGCCATTGGCATTTCTGGTTCTTCTGGTGTTTCCTCTCCACCCATGTCGAGACCCATTCCCATATCAGTATCTCCACCCATTTCAGGTGTTGGGGCTGACATGTCATCGGCAGGTGCTACGGGAGACGGTACTTCTGGAGCCGGTGCTTCGGAAGCTGGTGCTTCAGGAGCCGGAGTCGCCATATCAGGTGCGGGAGCTTCAGGAGCAGGTGTGTCCTTTTTAGCTGTTTTCAGTACGAATTTTTTTTTTACCTCAGGTTGTTCACCAATAAGTGGAATTTCATTATCATTACCAGTTATTCTATTTGTTTCAGCAACAATTAAATTTAATTTTTTCATCGCTTCTGAATATGAACGATAATATTTTCTATTTTTCATAGGGTCCGAATAATCCATGTTAGACTCATTGACACCTGTTTTAATAATATACCCTTGTCTTTCTTTTACAATACCATAAAAGTTACCATCAGATAATTGAATGGTATAATTTGTTGTTGACAAATTATTTAATTCAGTTTTTGGGGTTTCTTTATAAGTTGCGATTTCCATAATCCTTCTCAACTTATCCACTCCTTCTAATTTTTCACTACCAATTGGTCTTAAATCTGCCATTTTAATATTATTTTTTAATTGTTTAATCCATTAAAGCCACCTAATGTTACAGCATTACATTGTAAATTAGTACTATCATTAGTCTGAGTACCGTAATCCGGTTTTGGGGTAGTAAATGTAACTACGGTTCCAAGTGTATCACCTGAACCAGGAACATAACCTTTTACTACCGTAGTATAATATGAAGTACACGCTGTTGTTGGCATAATTTTTTTCTATATAAATATATCGTTAATTGATAATTTTCAATTATTCGCCAATTTCTTGTTCTAATGATAATTTTTTATCAGTAATTTTGTTTTTGAAATCTTCTAATTTGGATATATAACCATTTCTTCTTAAGAATTTAAATACCAAATTTTCATAAGAAAACTCTCCTTCTTTTTTAAGCCCACAGGTTCTATATTTTCTTAATTTTTCTCTATATTTTGAAACTAATTTTATTGCGTCGTTTAAATCTTCCTCTTCAGCATTTTCTAAAACACCGTCAATAATTCTCATCCATTGATTAGCCTTTTCTTTAATAATCTTCTTATCAATTTTGAAGTTTTCTTTTTCAGGGGACCTTAACCATTTGTTATATAACACAGAGTATGAACCAGCACTAGTTTCTTTTTCATTTAAATCCTGTATGAACATTTCAACTTCATACCCTTTAATTTTTATGTCGTGCTTCGCATTAAATACGGTTTTTTTCAAATGAAATAATTCTCTATATAAATCAGCGTTTTCGCCAGCATCATTAAAATCATAAAGAATATGAACATCAAAGTCTGAAAAATCAGACCAATTATAACCCGTTAATGAACCAATAAGAATGATGTCGTGAACATATATATCAATGTCGATATAATCTAAAAATATTTCACTTACTTTAAGAAGTCTTTCTTTGATTTCGGGTTTAAGTTTATAAAACTGTGCCTCAGGGTCTCCCATGTGTTTTTCATTCGGTAGATACCAAATGTCGGGATTTAATTCGTCTTGAAGATATAAACTATTAATGATTTTACTATCACTTTCCATACCTATAAATACATAGGTTATTCTGTTTCTTCCACTTTTTTGTATTTGTATTGTCTTGCAATCTCTGTATTAAAGAATTTTCCTTGTGATTCTGCAAGTCTGAATTGTGCGTAAATTTTGTGTGGAACTTCTTCATATTCATACATAATACCATTTTTAAATGTTGCGATTAGCATATTTGTTTCACTATCATATTCAGTCTTAACTAAATTAGAAGACTCAATTTCACAAATAATTTTTGTGCCAACTATATCAGTTCTTGTTATTGCCATAATTTTTTATTTAAAAAATAATGATTGGTAAAATAGTTGTAAACAAAAAATCCACCCGAAGGTGGATTCTTGTTATTTGAGAGCCTTTATTTTATCTCGATATTCAATCGCCTTTTCAAAATCTTGTTTTTTAATACATTCATCTAATTTAGTTTGTAACTCCGAAATCTTTTCTTTGTTTTTTTCTAAACTCTTAATTTGGTCTCTTAACTTAACGGCTTCCTCAAAATTTTGTTCTTCAACAGCAACATCTAATTTATTTTTTAATTCATCTAATTCATCTGTTGGTTGAAACCCTTTTGACATGTATGTGTATGAATATTTTCCATCAGGTGATTTATAGGTTTTGTAATTCCAACTCTTGTCGTTAAAAAAATCTGACCTCATAGAAAACATTTTATCAAACATTTCATCAAATTCTCTCCAGTTAATCATAGTATTATTTCATTTTATAAGTTTATTTTTGTATTTTTACACTAAATATGTGCCACTACTAAATATATGACAAAATGTCAGTAAAGTCAAATTTATATATGACATTATGACAAAAACCTAAAAATAATTGATTATTCAGTTTATATAAGTTAAATTTGATAAAAAACTAAAATATGATTGACTCAGCAGACGGAAACGAAAAACCAAAAAACAAAACACAAGATAGCTCATCAAAAACACCTGTTTTAGATAACTTTTCTCGTGATTTAATCAAAGCCGCAGAAGAAGGTAAATTAGACCCTGTAATTGGTAGGGAAGATGAGATTAATAGGATTGCTCAAATCCTTTCTCGTAGAAAGAAAAATAACCCAATTATAATTGGTGAACCAGGTTGTGGTAAAACCGCAATTGTGGAAGGATTAGCTAAGAAAATCTTTGAGGGTGATTGTCCACAAAATTTGGCGGGTAAAAGAATAGTTTCTTTAGATATGACATCTGTAGTTGCTGGTACAAAATATCGTGGTCAATTTGAAGAACGAATGAAAGTAATTATGGAGGAGTTATATGACCATCCTGACATTATTGTTTTTATTGATGAAATTCATACTATGATTGGTGCGGGTAATTCATCAGGTTCTATGGACGCATCCAACATCTTCAAACCAGCATTATCCCGTGGAGAATTACAATGTATTGGTGCAACCACATTGGAGGAGTATCGTAAAAATATTGAAAAGGACGGAGCATTAGAAAGACGTTTTCAAAAGGTAATTGTAGACCCTTCAACTAAAGAAGAAACTTTACAAATCCTACAGAACTCAAAAGACCGTTATGAAAACCACCACAAAGTAAGTTATAGTGATGATATACTAAAACTATGTGTTGAATTGGCAGATAGATATATTACAGACCGTGAGTTTCCTGATAAAGCGTTTGATATTATTGATGAGGTTGGTGCACGTTCACAGGTAGAAATTAAATTACCTGAAATTATTGAGGAACTTAAAAAAGAGGCTGCTAAAATCAAAGAGGAAAAATTAGACGTAATCAACAAACAAAAATATGAGGAAGCCGCAAATCTTCGTGATAAAGAAAGAAAGGTTTTAGCTGAACTTGAAAACGAAAAACGAAAGTTTGAAGAAAATAGAGATTTATACCGTCGTGAGGTAACTGAAGACGTTGTTTATGATGTAGTTTCTTTGATGACAAAAATTCCAATCAATAAGATTACTACAGATGAGACTTCACAACTTATTACATTAAAAGATACGTTATCGACAAGGGTAATCGGTCAGGACGATGCTGTGGCAAAAATTGCAAGAGCAATTCAAAGAAACCGCGTCGGTCTTAATGACCCCAAAAAACCAATCTTTAGTGGATTGTTGATTGGTAATTCAGGCGTTGGTAAAACTGAGTTGGCAAAACAATTGGCAAAACACATGTTCAATAGTGAGGACGCACTTATCAGATTAGACATGAGTGAGTTTTCTGACAAAATTTCAACATCAAAATTAACAGGAACGTCACCAGGTTATGTTGGTTATGAAGAAGGTTCACCTTTCTTAAACAAAATAAAAAACAAACCTTACTCTGTAATTTTATTAGATGAGATTGAAAAAGCACACCCTGAAATCTTTAATGTATTTTTACAAATGTTAGATGAAGGTATGTTGACTGATGGTCATGGAAGAAAAATTAATTTCAAAAATTGTATCATTTTAATGACATCAAACGTAGGTACAAAAGTAGTTCAGGATTTTGGTACAGGAGTTGGGTTTTCAACATCAACAAAAACCGAAAGAAAAGACGAGGAAATTAAATCTTTGTTAGAAAAAGAATTGTTCAAAAAGTTTGCACCTGAATTCATCAACCGTTTTGATGACATCGTATACTTCAAAGATTTAAACCAAGATGATTTATTAAAGATTGTTGATTTAGAGTTAAATAAATTCTATGAAAGAATTGAAAAATTAGAATACACAGTTGAGGTTGATGGTACTTTGAAAAAACATTTAACTGAGGTTGGTACTGATACAAGATTTGGGGCACGTATTCTAAAAAGAACGGTTCAGAAGTGGGTGGATGATGCAATCACAGAAAAAATTTTAACTGATAATCCTGAAAAAGGTTCTAAATTTATTTTAACGTATAACGAAAAGGAAAAGAAAACTGACGTTAAAATAAAAAAACCAACAAAAAGAAAGAAATAATTTTTTATATATGGAGTTTTGTATTATATTTGTAAAAACAAAATCAATATGAAACTCCTATTTTTATTTTTATTCTTTTCGTTTTTTACTTTTGGTCAATCAATTAACGATTTAATTATCCAAAAAGTAAACAAATACCGTGTCCAAAATAAATTAGTACCATATAAAGTTAACGAAAAGGCCAAACCTTTGAATGAACAGCAATTATCTTATATGTCATCAACTAATACCGTACCTCTTGACCATAGCCAAAAAATAAAAACATCTTACCCTAAAACATTTAATAATTTTGATGAAAGGGTAAATTACGTTAATAGAACAGGTTTTAATTTTTTTGGTGAAAATTTATACGGGGCGGTATATCAAGGAACTGTAGAACAAGTTGCATCTGAAATATTTAATGCTTGGGTTAATTCACCATCACATAATAAACTACTTTTAGACCCATATTTCACAGGTATTTTCGTTAATTACGTTATTGATGATGAATTTATTATTGGTAGTAATGTTTATACAGGAGACAACTATATTTTTTGTGTACTAACCGTATGTCAATAAAAAAACCCACCTTGTGAGTGGGTTTTTTTATTTTAATTATTTATTGAAGTTGATATATGTAACTTTTTAAAGTTTCACCGTATTCAGGAAATGCTTTAATAACATTATTCATACTTCTTAATAAATCTTGTTTATCTATTCTATCTGTAGGATTAGCACCATTAGCAAGAACTCTGGCTAACTCTTTAACCTGAGCATCTAATGTTGTTTTATCAGTAATGGTATATCCATCACTATCAGTAGTTCTTAAAAACCTAGGTGTATCCATCAATTTTTTTAGGTCAATATTTGCTTGTTCTATTTTTGCTTTTGCTTCTGCCGCTCTTTTTTGTGCATCAGCCACATTAGCATCAGAAACAGGATTTGGTGCTGTTACTTTCGTAGTAGCCGCAGCAACTTGAGGTTGTGGAGTTTCTTTAGGACATAAAAACTCATAGGCATCTTTTGTTTTATTTTTGGGGTTCGCACAAAAAGTTTTTTTATAATTATTATAAAAAGTGTAAATGTTTTGACAAGCATTTTTTAACTGTGTCTTATAATCACCCTTTAGTTGAAGTGTTACTAAGTTATTATCACCGTCCGTAAAATCACCTGCTCTATTACCTGGTACATTCCAATCTTCCTTTTTTGAATAAACCGACGGTGTACAATGGTAATAGTATTGTTTTCTATTACCATCCTCATCATAATAATCAATACCAATATAACTCATACCCCCGTCAACTAAATCTTGTTCTCTCGGCACTGCGTTAATTGTTCCCGGGTCACCTGCCTCTTCTTTAACTAATGATTTACCCATTGCGTTATAGTGCATACCAAGTATTCTTGATTTTTCTGATTCTGTCATTAAAAATTTTTTCATAAAAATTTGATATATTTTTTTATTTTATTATATAAATATATTACCTTTGTAAAAAAAAACAAAATAATGGACCTAAATAAATTTAAAGAACTCCTTTCAGTACCGTCAAAAACATATCAAGAGGAGGATATGGTGGAATACCTTTGTGATGAACTTGAGGGTATTGAGGGGGTGTCTTTTTATCGTGATGAGATGATGAACATCTATGCAACAAAGGGTACACTTGAAGAAGGTGAATTCTATCCGATGTTTATTGCACACACAGATACGGTTCACTCTAAAATAGATAAGATTGTTGTCGAAGAAGAAAAATTGAAACGACCACACACTTTTGGTAAAACTTTTGACGACACTCTTGTTGACGTATTAAAGGCTTACGATACAGAGGGAAACCCAACAGGTATTGGTGGTGACGACAAATGTGGTATTTTTATTTGTTTAGAATTACTTAAACAATTAGACAAAGTAAAAATCGGTTTATTTGTATCAGAAGAAACAGGTTGTCATGGTTCATCAAAATGTGATGTAAAC